GTCTTCAGGACTTCAACTTGGCCTGCCATGAGCGCGTTCATCGGGGTGATGGTCCTGCCGTCCGGCATGTCAGCCCCGTACTCCTGAAGCAGGAAGTACAGCTCCTGCTCTTTGAGCCAGCCGATACGGATGGAGATGGTGTTGCCGTTGCGTTGAACATCCGAACTCACGGCCTGCTTCATGGCGAACGTCCAGTTACGGTTGTCCTTGCCCGGACGCAGGGAGGACGCCGTGTGGTCGATAATGAACCTGATCTGCTCCTCACCCGCGATGCCAGCTTCAAGAGCCGCCTCCTGAGCGTCGGTCTTGACGTTCTTCTCGGCCTGTACCAGTTGGGCGAACAGGCCGTCGGTGATGTTCTTGTAGCCCGTCAGCCCAGCCATCAGGAACCGCCCTGCTTGGCGTCGTAGTCCGCGTGCAGGGTGTAGGCCCAGTCCTGAGTCGCGCCGAACCAGCCACGGACAAAGACCTTCTCGCCTTCCATCATGGGCATTTCGGCACACAGGAGAATAGTCACCATGTCGTTGGACTGCCAGCGCAGATTCACGGGAGCCGGTACAGCCTCATTCAGGGCAGGGCTGGTGGGGATCAGCAGCTGGGTCACCTGATTGTCCGTGGAGTCAGAGACAAAGGCACCACGCCGTGGGCGGGCGATACGGTCAATGTTGGCGCGCCCAAGGTACAGCAGCTCGGTGACCTCGCCGTCGTAAAGGCCCGTTGCGGGGTTCCAGGTGCCTGCTGCAAGCTCCCGCGTGATCTGGACCCTCCCGGTCATGCTGGCGTTGATTCTAACGGCTTGGTGCGCCGCCCAGCCACTCGGGAAGGTTGAGGTTCTTAGAACCACGGCACACCACCGGCAGGTCCACCAGCGTTGATGTACTGGAAGTAGTCGAAGGGGCTGATCGGGTCATCGAAGTTGACGATGGAGACTTGGAGACCAGCAGTTGCGTCGGCTTCCTCGCGGTCCAATTTGCCCTGTGCCCGGAAGTCAGCAGCCTGCAAGCGCAGGGCGTTGGTCACAGCGGGGCCATCGGTCTGCAGATTCTCTTTGCGGATTTTCCCATCCACAAGGGAAGCGTTAGTGGCAAAGGCCATCAAAGCGTCGGCGGCAGCCAATTTCAGGTAGCCACCATTCATGGCGATAAAGCCGCCCATGAAATCATCGGAAAAGTAATATTCTGCGGGAGCTGTAAGGTCCATTGGATCAGTGCGGAGCTGGGTGTCGGAAATGAGCAATCTGAGCTGCCCAACCGGACTGGTTGCATCAAGCGGAAACAGGTCAGTAGTCATAATTCAATTCTACCTTTACACAAAACGGCCCCGGCGATTAGGGGAGCAACCTAAACGCCGGGACCGTCAACCACACACTACAGGAGGAGTAGCACCACATAACCAGTGTAAACCATTTTGAATTTTGCTATTTCAGTTGGGGCGCTTAACCGGTCTTATGTAGCACTTATGCTTGGGGCATGACTTTCATATCTCGTGTTGTCCGTAAGCTGAGGGCCATGCTCCCCTTTTTGAGGCGTGGCCCGCAGCCGTCACGTTGCATGGACCCGAAGTGCCGTCTGTCCGTCTGTGATCACGGCTAGCGGCCCATGAAGCTTGCTAGCCCATAGCCCCAGTCCCAGAAGCCAGACGGCGAGGGGTGGATGAGGTCAGCATTCAGTAGGCCTGCCGTGAGGGCTGGTGAGGGGAGCGTCCCGAAGCGTTTGCCGCCGTCGAACACTGCATATCCGTTCGCTGCGGCGACACTGTAGGCCACGTTCACGTAGTTTTGCCATGGCTCTGTCATGGCAAGATTCTGTCGCTGGTGTTCGATATTGATAATGATGCTGGGTCGGGTAGCGCATGCCCCGGCCAACGCTTCCAGGATTGATACAAGGTTTGTTGCCGTGGTTACGGACGGGACGGGGTTGGCTCCGGCGGTTCCTGCTGAGTAGTCGTTGACGATGCCGGTAAAGACAATGGCTGCCGGGTTCAGGTGGTTCAGGGATTGCATCAGTGACGCTGTTGTCCCGGAACCGACCTTGTAGTTGTTCGTAGGTGCACCAACAAGCTGAGTGGTCGTTAGTCCTGGGTTACCGTCTGCGAATACGTGAATCCCATTGACGGAGTCGGACTTGAAGAACTCAACAGCATCGACGGCGGTATAACCGACCGTTCCAATAAGGGTTACGTTATGCGCCAACCCGTCGAGGGTTATTGTAGTCAACCTCCGGAACCCGTAGTTTGCCTGCGCATCCGTCGATGTGTCGACGGTGGTGGCTGTACCGGCGTCTATCTGCCAAGTGTAGGAGCCGCCTGGCTGGTTTCCGTCGCTACCTGTCCAGACGCCCAGCGCTGTTATTCCTGCGGGGACGGCAACCACAATACTACCCAGTGTTGGATTCAACCATTGACCTTTAGACCCTGCCGGGATGCCATGCCCGGTGGCCGTGAGGACGGGTGTGTTGATGGTGATAGGCCAGTCCGTCACGGAGGGGTTTACCCAGTCCTTGGGGATGGAGAAGAACGCGCCTCCATCACTGCCCAGTGCCAATTTCCGGCGCAGAGCCACCCCAAGAGTGTTGTGCAACATGTCCTTATAGGATGTGACCTGATAGCCCGAGTTCATGCTGTGGCCGAATATGAAGATGTTCGTCTTCGCGGCCCCAGCAGCGGCAGTAGCCAGCGACGCCTTAATCCTCAGTAGCTTCGAATCCTGAAAGGTGGCGTTGTCCTGTTGCCCCAGTTGCGTACGGGCGGTGTAGTTTGCCGATCCGGTGACGGGGGCATAAGTGGTAGATAGTGTCGCTGCCTGCGCGGTGACTGGCAGTTGGGCATCCGTGATAGCTCCCGTGCTGGGTGCCGTCAGAGTGGAGCCTGATTGAAGGACTGACCGGCTCATGCGAACACCGAACCTGTCACCACAAGGTCCACTGCGCTGGCGGTAGCTGCGAAGGCGGCAATCATGTCACCGGGGCCAAACTCGGCTCCCTTGAACATTGTCAGTTCAAAGGTGTCGTTGGCGGCGAGCGGGTACACGTTCAGCACACGGTGGGTAGTGTCACCAACGGTGCCGCCCTTTGGGACAAGGGACACTGAGACGTTGACCGTAGCGGCGGTCACGTTGCAGATGGAGGCAGTTGCAATGGTGACTGAGGAGGATGGTGCGACGGTGTAGACAGCAGCGGCAACGGTGCCGATCTGCTGGGAAACGAGAATCTGTGGAGTCTGGCCGGACATGGGCTGGTCCCTTCAAAGAATGGGTGGGTATATGGGGAAAGCCCCAGCGAGATGCGCTCATCGCTGGGGCTTTCCATGGGGCCTAAGCTATTAGGCGAACGTGGACCAAGGCTCGGTGTAAGCCGTGGTGCCGGTAGAGGCGTAGCTGTTCGATGCGAACCAGAAGCCGCCTCGCACTACGTGGCGCACACGGTACTCTGCGTCATCGTTGCGGAGCGAGCCAGCCAGCGTCGGGACAGCCCCGCCGCCGAGGAACAGGCCACCAGCGTTGGACTGGCGGAACTCTGGTGCCTCGTGGTTGCGGAGGAAGTTCACCACAACACAGTCGCGGATACCATCGGAACCCTGGTAGGGAACCAAGTACCAGCTGGTGGCTGCGGTGGCCGACTTGTCGATCTGGGTCAGCCAGTCGTCGACAACCAGCACAACATCGGAGTTGGAGACCTGCGACTTGAACCGCTGCTGGCCCTTGCCTGCAACAGCCGGGTCACCGGAGACCGACTCAATCTCGGTGATCTTCAGGATGCGCTCGGCCCAGTCGCGCATGGCGGACGGGACAACGAGTGCGAACTTCGGAACCGTGATGAAGTTGTTGTTCCACTTGCGCTGACGCACCGTGCGCTTGGCGTAAGCCAGCGAGTCGATGGAGAGCTGCTTGTTGTCCACGGCGTTCAGGTTCGTGGCGTTGAACGTGTCCGGGTTGGCACCGGCAGCGGTGACAAGAACCTTGACGGCTTCGGTTTCCTCGGTGTTCTTGGCGTACTGGGCCATACGTCCGGGCAGCTGGGCAATGAAGTTCCAGTTGTCGTTGATGACATCTTCCCAAGAGAAGCCGATGCGAGCACCGGACTTGTAGATGGAAAGCGCCTTGGCGGACGTGGTGAAGCTGAACGCGGGGTACTCGGTCAGTTCAGGAACAACCGGGAGGGAGCCCGGAGCCGTGACGTGGCCACCGTTGTCAGCAAGCTCCTGGTCGTAGTCGAAGACCAGTTCCTTCTGGAACTTGGGCTTGAAGTCCTCGAAGATATCCCGCTTGGCGAACTCGGTCCACGTAGTGGGGAGCGTCGCGTACTGAGCCTGGAGAGCAGCGGCGTTCACGAAAGCGAACGTCTGCGCCAAGTCAGAGCTGGAAATTGCTTCAGAGAGCTGACCGTCAACGACGGACTTGATGATGCCGCGTGCGCGGAAGTCACCGTGGAGAGCGTCACCGAAAATCTTGGCGGTCTCCTCGATGTGCTTGGGGAGTACAAGTTCCATAGTCATTTTCCTTACGCGCTAGCGACGGTCTGGCCGGAGTTGATGATGCGGACGATTACGCTGGCTACCGGGGCAGTCTTGGAGCGGAGAGCGGAACCCCAGACGAAGTTGCCCGTTGAGGTAGTTGTCAGGCCAGCGGCAGTAGCCGTGTTGGCGGCTGGGACGGTGGCTGCGGTTCCTGCTGCACCAGTGTCGGTGTAGCTGGTGACGTTGCCCAGAGTCGCAACCAGAGTGCTCTCAGCACCAGCAGCTGTGCCCCGGTAGACCTTGAAACCAGTCGAACCCGAGATAGCAGGCCAAGAAAGCGGCTGAGAGGAAGTAGCACCGGTCGTGGTAGCCGTGACCTCGTTGGAGCCAACGGTTTCGCCGCCAGCGTCAATCGCGGTGACTTTCCAGAAGTACGTCGCGGCTGCGAGTGTGCCACCCGCAGTTGAAGTCACTCCGAGGGTCAGGACGGGAGCGCCGATCTGCGGGTGGTAGAACACCGGGTCACCGACGTTGAGCGCGCCCGCCACAGGCACACTCCATGCACCCGTGGTCTTTACGGTGGCGAAGCCAGCCGCGTTACCAATACCACCAGTGGGCTGTGCAATTCCGGCAAAGACGTAATTCAGGTTGGTTACTGAACCTTCATCTGTCTGGGCAACAGCATTCAGAATACCGAGGCGGAGGGGGGTACCGGACTTTACCCCGGTTGCGACGGGGAGGGAAAGCCCTTCCGCGTCTTTGAAAACTTCATTCTTTGCCATTATTGGCACCTTTCATCGCTAATACAAGAATACCGCATTGGCAATTCGGGAGAATTGCCGCGAAAAACTACTTGCCGTTTACTGCCTTGATTCCATAAAGGTTGTCAATAATCCCGGCAGTGGCTTCTTCCAGGCTCTTTGCGCCCTTTTCATCGTGGGCATAACCCTTGAAGGAATGGTCGGCTTCTTCGAGAATGGATTTCACCTTGGCGGCTTCGGCGTCAACGGTTTCCTTCAGGTCAGCGCCAGCCTCAACCAGAGCGAAAACCGAGGTGCGGGAAGCGGAGGGCAGCTTGGCCTCGGTCAGTGCCTTGTCGATGTCTGCAAAGGACGCAGATTCCTTGACAACGGGCTTCTTTTTCTTGGAGCCATCTGCGTTCTCTTCGTCGTCATCAGCGCCGCCGTCCTTGGCATCCTCGGCGTCTGCCTTCTTCTTGTCGTCCTTCTTGGCGAAGGGCTTCAGGGCCTCGGCCAGCTGGTCTGCGAATGCGGTGGCCAACTCAGTTTTGAGAGTCGCCAGAGCCTCAACAATTTCGTTCTCCATGAGAGATTCCTTTTCTTTTTGGGACTCTGCACCACTCTCGGGCGCAGAAACTTTTTCGGATTCGAGCAATTTGATGAATCCACCACCGGCACCGGCCTCGGTCACCACATCAATGGAGTGGACCTTGGTGAATCTGGTGAGGGTTTTGGTGCCAGATGCCTCGGAAACTTCACCCTCGGCGCGGATCGACATTCCGATCAATCCACGCTCTGCGAGTTCCTTGACCATTTCCTGGTACTGGGGGAGGAAGGTGGCATTTGCATAAAGGTCTTTGCCGTCATACGTGGCACCCTCGGTCAAATACCCGGCAATATCCTGCACCCGGCGTTCCGGCTGGTTAAATTTGTCATCCTGCGTGGGGTGGTTCAGGAAAATCTTGGTGTTTTCCTTGAACAGCGGAGCACCTTCTTGCAGGGCTTCTTTGGGGTAATAGGCTGAGGAGCCTTTGCGGTCACCCTCAATTACCTTGATCTTCCATGTTTTGCCCGTCAGTTGAGCCGGTGCAAGCGCGCCCGCCTCAGTGATTTGCGTAATGGTCACAGGGAAACTCCAATCGTCTAAACCCAATCTTATCATTTAGGTATTTAGACGCTCAGAAATACAGACCTACTAAACAGGGTTTACAACCTGCTGCTCACTCAGCCAGCCCTGCGCGCGGTAATAAGCCTCGAAATGGCCGGGGACCACCAGCACGGAATCGTGGCCGAATAATGTCTGTCCACCGGCCTCCAAGGCAATGTCCGTGAGCTGGGAGCAATCCAGTCCGGGGTTACGCTCCAGCCACTTCACAACGAACCGGGGGATCGGCACACTGAACACCTTGGACGCGAGGAGGCAGATGATCGCGGGGACGTTGTACGGCCTGTCAACCATGGACCGGGCCTTCATCACGATGGCGTGTGCCTGATCGTCCGTCAGCTCGAAGTGGGAGACCTCCAGCGAGTGGAAGGTCTTCGGGTCGCGGAGTCGGACCAGCATCGGCTCAGCAGACACACACTCGGTCTCGGAGACAAAGACCACGACGTGGCAAGCTGTGGAGTCAGTGGCCCACTCCACAGTC